AGTATGAAATTTTTGGCTTGTCTTGTCATACGTTTTGTTTCACCGCCACGTATTTTTTGTTGCCATATCTCATAACTATTGAATGCGTTCACAACTCCCCACGCTGTACCAACGTGTTTTTCTGATACATAGTTTGTTTGAACGCTAGCAATTTTATGCTTGTAGTTAGAAGCTACTCTTGGCTTTTCCATTTCCTCATCACTTGGTTTTGGAAAAACAGAATCCATAATCTCTACGAATCTGTCATCAGTAATCTCTTTGTCTATCATACGTTCTACTGATTCGGTAAAACCTTTGTAGTATTCAACAGCTAGACCTAAAGTATTTCTAGCAGTATCTACCTTTTGAGTTATACCGGAAGTATGGCGTATTGATATTTGTTGAGTAACTCTTTTGCCTAAAGCAATTCTTAAAGTGTTTTGACACACTACTCTTACTGGTGTCATAGTAACTTTTAATGCTGATGAGCCATCGTGGGAGTTTGATAATAGCATATAAGGTGCGATATCATCTCCATTGACATTGGTTATGCCCTCGACATTTTTTAGATTCATAAGAATCCAGATTACTTTACCACCATCTAACGCACCAGCAGTTTCGTACTTTGCTTCGCCTGAATCGACAATATTGTCCATAAAGGTGAAAGCATCACGATTTTGGACTGGTGTATATTTATTACCGACAACGCCTAAGCAAGAGTTATCTATATCTCTTACTACTGCGAATTTGTCAGGTACTAAACCAGTTGAAACATATTCTCCATCTTGTTTGAAGTTGTAAAACATCTCTTCAAGATAGACTTCCCAATCTAGTTCAGCCTTTTCTAACGCATCTTTTGCAGTCAGAACGCTCTCGGTAACTGTACCAAGTTTGTGCCAAGGTGTTTCCACAGCACTAAACATGGTTTCAACGTTTGCACTCATTTTGAGTCCTTTCATTTAGCTTTTACTTATAGTGTTAGGTTGTGCCTAACGAGATGCCTACAACGTAATTGTGTATAGGTACGTATAACAGGGCGATACGTTGCAGACATCTCGCTAGACACTTGGTCTAGCGATTGCTATTCCCAAACTTGCGGAAGTATCTTACGATATTCTTCAGCTTGGATTTCCATAGCGGTTTTTTTTGGTGCTTCTAGTTTTTTTTGTAAAGTCCATACTGTGTGTCCAAACAGTAAACTGAACAAAAGTAAACTTACACCAGCTATATCAGTTAACATAAATCTTCACCCTGTCGAGATAATTCATCATCTTTGATAGCAACCTTGATTGCTTCTTGATGGTCTTTGATTATGTTAAGTGTTTTAACCAACTCCGAGTGAACTGCTGATAAAACTTGATGTAATACAAGACTATAATTATCTGCATCATCATGTTTTCTTAACTTTTCACATATTGGTTGGAATACGTTTTCTCTTACTGATTCCTCGATATCCTTTGCAACAACATCAGCATCGGGTACGTGGTCGTAGAGAATAGCTTTCATGTAACTCATTTTTCTCCTTTTATAGTTCTGGTTGCATAACAACCTATGGCTGTACCAGATTTTTTAGTACAAGGGTATCAAATTGAACAACCTGATACAGCCTTAGCTTATTACAGTATGTAACGCAAGTGCGACCTATCTCTTGGATATTGTTCTGCACTCTCGTTCAATGTTAATGCAATGCCTGATTGAACTAACTTCACATTGTTTTTTATTGTGTAGATAGATTCTGACAACTGAATGATTCTATCTCCACCAACTGTGTGAGATAAGACAACAGAATCGTTTTGTTCATACCCCACGTATTCTCTGCCCATTATCAAATTGTCTTGTTCAGATATTGCTTTGTATAGTTTTAGTTTCATATTTCTCCTTTTCTAGTTGGTATAAATACCATAAGGCGTACCATTGTTGATACGCCCTAGCTATTTATGGTCTGAAAATTAGGTCATACAATTTTTTACCAGCTTCATCTAATAACTCACCATTTTTAGTCAAGTCGGTTCTTCTGTGGAAATTTGCAACTAGGTTGCTGTTTACTCTTACTTGAAACATTATGATTTGGTCATATAAAGTAAGTGATGAATCACTTCTGAATACGTGCAATGTTCTGTCAACCTTATCTCCATTTTTTTTGGTAACTCTGTAATAGATTGCAATACTTCTATCGGCAACTTTTAGTATTTTGCCATTTTCATCAGATTTGTTGTAATCTATATCGAAATACCAATCCATACCTTTTGCTTTTACATTATGTTCAAAGCAATATGAATTATCTTTTGGAAATCTGAAATGTGTCGTATCCTTTTCAGTGAATGTAACATCACTCCAGTGTTCCTTTATTTTTACTTGTAGCTGTCCAAGAATTTTCTTGAATTGTGCTTCTGTCATTTTTTTCTCCTTTTCTAGTGATACCCTATAAGTATCTATCTACCCACCGAGTTGATGGGTAGTTAGATATTTACTTTGTAGCTTTATCTAGTTTGATTGCAAGTTCTTCAGCTTGGTTGCTGAGTCTGTTTAACTTTGACCTTAGGTCTTCAATTATTTCAATATCCTCTAGGTCATATTCTCCCTTGTAATCATACATTTCATTAAGCTCATCTACGACAGCTTTCATATCTTTTGCTGTTGTTTTTTGGTCTGCTTTGATTTCTTGTATTGTCATTTTTTCTCCATTTCGTTTTTAGTGGAACTGATTGTTCCATAAGGCGGTCTGTTAAACCGCCCTAGCAAAAATCAGAACTAGGTTATTAATTGTTTTTGTAGTTTTTGTCTTAACTAAGTTTGTATGTAGTAGTCAGTTGTCTGCTCCCACCTAGAGTTGCGATTGCTTGGAGTGTCTGTCGAGATGACCAGTGTTAAATCGTACATACATACAGAAAAGTATTTTACAGTTTTTTGTTTTGTATCTTGGACGCATCTGGCTGATACGCTTACCACAAGGGTTGTGTGCCCACGCTGAGTGCCTTACAGCTTTAGAATCATGGTGGCTAGGCAGGTAGTTGCCGATTCAAATCGCCTGTAAAATCTATCTGTATATGTACCTCGTTTTTAGCTTATAAGATAAATTTTAAATCAATAATTATAAATTATCAATTCTAATATATGTGAAAAGTTTGGAATGTAGGAAATAAATAATCACACTAACAAAAAACCCTACTAACATAAGGACTTATAAGGACAAGTTTTTGATGTTTTTGGCGAAAAAAAAACTTTGAAAATTAGTGAAAAATTTTGATTTTTTGGACTGAAAAATGAGCTTGAACTTTTCTTTTGTAAGGTAGGGATTATGAGTGGTAAACAAGCAGATATGAAACTGCGATACAAGTTTAAAGATGAAACAGTTTGGCAAAGATTGAATCAAGCTATATCGGTTGGTGCATACATAGAAGATGCTTGTATTTTTGCTGGTATAAGTTCAAGACAATATCGTAGGTGGCGTGAGTTGGCGGAGCAAGGTATTGAGCCTTATGCAACACGTTGGGTTGAGATTAACAAGAGTGAAGCTAATGCAGTAGTTAGAAATCTATTTAACATACAGAATGCATCTAACAATGGTACTTGGCAAGCAAGTGCATGGTTACTCGAAAGAAAATATCCAGACAAGTATGGTCGTAAAGAAACTGTTAATATCATAGATAATGATAAGTATGATGTTGAACTACATTGGAGCGATGGTAAAAAATTTATAGAGGGAGAAGTAGTGTCCGATATGTCCGACACTAAAAAAAATGAGTAACGATTTTGATTTTATTAATGATAAGTTCATTGACATTATCCAGTCTAATGATTGGGATTTTCCAGTTGTCATTGATGAACCAATGCCAGAGCCAGAAATTTTTGCACAAGGTTTTTTTGTTTTGCCTATTCCACATGAGGTAGTTCGTTTTTGGCAAGAACTATTGGACACACAGGAAGATGATGGAAACTTCTTTAACCAGTGATGGTGGCATTAAACCATTTAAGGTAAAACTACCGGAACTACATACAGGTCAAATACCAGTTGCATCTAGCAATGCACGTTTTAAAGTTTTGGTAGCTGGTAGGCGTTGGGGTAAAACAAGACTTGGTGTGTGGCTATGTATAGCTAAAGCTATGCAAGGCAAGAAAACTTGGTGGATTGCACCCACATACGCAATGGCTTTAGAGGGCTGGAAAGAAATTAGATTACTTGGTATTGATTATGGTTGTATAGTCAAAGAGTATGAAAAAACTTTATATACTCCAACAGGTGGGCAAGTAACTGTTCGTTCCGCTGATAACCCAGACAGGCTTCGTGGTGCTGGTCTTGATTACATTGTTCTTGATGAGTGTGCGTTTATTAAAGAAGATGTATGGCGTGAAGTGTTGAGACCGACTCTTACAGAGAGAAGAGGTGGTGCTTTATTTATTTCTACACCTAAGGGATATAATTGGTTTTCGAGGTTGTATGATGAAGCTGAAAACTATTCTGATTGGGCTAGGTGGCAACTTCCTACTGAAACAAATCCATACGTACCTAAAGATGAACTTGATATTGCTAAGCGTGAGATAGGTAGTTTTCTTTATAGTCAAGAATATGAAGCCAACTTTGTTGAAAGTAAAGGCGGTATATTTCATAGTGAATGGTTTAGATATTATGAAAACAGTTCAAAAATCATTTATGATGATGAGGGTTATGAAAAAAATATTAATACAGTTAAAACAAAGAATGGAGAGTTTGATATTGAAACTCTTAGGAGGGTTACGACAGTTGACCTTGCAACTTCTACAAAAGATTCGGCAGACTATACAGTTGCAACGACTGTTGGTATTAATGAACAACAAGATATATTTGTACTTGACGTCCAAAGACAAAGACTAGAAGCTCCGCAAGTATTAAAACTACTGCAAGATGTATATGATAAGTGGAATCCAGAATCTATTTGCGTTGAGCGTTCTGGTTATCAACTTGCCTTTATACAAATAGCTAGAACACAGACTGCATTGCCCATAAGGGAACTTAGGGCAGATAAGGATAAACTAAGCAGAGCATTGCCTTTATCTGCTAAGATGGAAGCAGGACAAGTCTATTTTGCAAAATATGCCGATTGGTATTTGGAATTAGAAAAAGAACTACTACAATTTCCAGCAGGAGAGCATGATGACCAAGTTGATGCTCTTGCATACGCTATTTTGCAACTAGCTAGGAAAAGAGAATTTAGAGCATATTAGAACACGAGGATTGGCTTTGGGTAGGTTGTTCCTTTGGGTGTGTTCAGCAATCTGCTCTTAGCCATAAGGAGAGTACATGGTAGAACGTAGAACGCTTGGCGATATATTGTTTGGTCGAGCTAACAAGATTGATGAAACTAAAAGAATAAATTTTTTCAGAGATGGCGATTCCCTTTACAACAATGTCAACTTTATACAGGGTTGGAATACACAGGCTGGTGAGTTTGATGTTAGTCGTATGGGAAATGGTGCATCTAACTCTGCTGTTGTTGCATGTCTGCAAACTCTTGGTATGAGTTTCAGCGAAGCTGTACTTATGGTTAAGGCATTTGACAATGATGGTATCGAACAAACCTTACCTATGCACCCTTTCACTACACTTATGCGTAGACCTAATCCTTATATGTCTGGAGATGTTATTCAGCAATATATTATTAATGCAATGCACATTTCTGGAGATGCTTACTTAGTCAAACAAAAAAACAATGCTAATCAACTTGTAGCCCTTTATCCTTTGATGCCAGAAAACGTTGAGCCTAAAGGTAATGATGATGAATTGATTACACATTATGAACTTGAAACAAACAATAAAACAGTAATGATTATGCCTAGTGATATGGTGCATATTCGTTTAGGTCTTGACCAAACAAATCATAGGCAGGGCTTTGCACCTTTACGTTCAGTTCTTAGAGAGATTTATGGAGATGAATCTGCTGGGCAAATGGCTACTGCACTTCTGGCGAACTCTGGTGTGCCTAATGTTGTTATATCTCCTAAACAAGATTTTGGTTTGACTGAACAAGAAGCAGAACAAGTACAAAAAACTTTTCAACAAAAAGTAGGCGGTAAGAACAGGGGTATGCCTTTAATTTTAAGTGGCTCAATGGACGTTAAAAAAATGGCGTTTAGCCCTACCGAACTTGACATTGGTACGTTACGCAGAGTTCCGGAAGAACGTATATCTGCTGTCTTAGGTGTACCAGCAATCTTGGCTGGACTTGGTGCAGGTTTGGATAGGGCAACGTATTCAAATGCTAGTGAGCTTCGTGAGTTCTTTACAGAAAACAAACTTATACCTTTATGGAAACAAGTTGGAGAAGAACTTACACAACAAGTATTACTTCGTGATTACGAAGTAAAAGATGGTACTTATGCTGAATATGATTTTGCTGGTGTTCGTGCATT